ACTGACTCTCGTGGGCCAGCGCTGACCATCTTGAGGAGAAAATTAGGATGATCCCCCGCAAAAGTCCCTACGCATGAAAAAGCCGAACTGGCTAGAGTTCGGCTAAGTCATTGAAAAATATGGTCGGGACGGAGTGATTCGAACACTCGACCCCTAGCACCCCATGCTGGCGGATGTTCCGAAAAGCCTTTAACAGCAACACCTTACGTGGGCGCCCACTGCAATCGACGCCTAACGATGTTGGACAAGGATTAACGAATCCCCGCAAATCTCCCTACAGGCTTTCGTCGTGAAAGTCCCTGCGCCCGGCGTCCTGCCGACCTAACACATCTCCCTAAAACCTGACCTATTGGTATACAGTACCAAGCCCCCAAGCATACGGAAGTGATCAATGATCCTGACATCAAAAACCGTGAAGATGCGCCTGGTTGAAGAATCGGACGCCGAGTTCATCGTCGGCCTACGTGTTGACGAAAAATACAACAAGCACCTGTCTGCCGTTACTGGAGACGTGGAGGCCCAGGTCAACTGGATTCGCCGCTACAAAGCAGACGAAGCCGACAAACTGCAGTTCTACTTCATCATTGAGCGCCTGGACGGAACGCGGTGCGGCACCGTCCGGATCTACGACATTGTCGGCGATTCATTCTGCTGGGGAAGCTGGATTCTCAATGAAGAAAAAACAAAGTACGCGGCGCTCGAAAGCGCATTCCTTGTTTACGAATTTGGATTCGAAGAACTAAAACTTTCAAAATCTCACTTCGATGTAAGAAAAGAGAATGAGAAAGTTATTTCATTCCACAAAAAAATGGGCGCAGTGAAAACTGGCGAAACCGAGCTAGACGAACTTTTTGAGATATCCAAAAAATCAGTCTTGGAGACCAAGCAGCGACTATCTTCAAAGCTGCTATAGGAATCTTCGAAAGATGAACTGTGACCTGAAAGATTGTTTCCGAATTGCAAATTGCCCAGATACCGACCCTGGCGAATTGTTGCTCCTGGCACGCCACGAATCAGAACTTGTTAGGGGGTCTGTCGCCTTGAACCCCTCTTCTCCTGACGATGCGATATCGATACTTTGCAGCGATGAAAGTGAACACGTTCTGGAGTGTATCCGTTCAAGGGGATCATACATAAAAATAACACCGCAAAGCCCCGAATCAATCTCAAAGCGATGGCACTAAATCTTTATTTTTTTGTTATTGAATCATACGCCTGCTCGCAAGTCAGACCCCGGGCTCTGGCTTGGTCAGCAACTGCTGCCAGATCGCCCGCTCGTTGATCAGCGCGCTTGAGCACGTCGGCGAGCAGAGCGGCGTCACGGGTAGCTGCCGCCCTTGAAGTGGCAGTGCAGGAATTGCTGCTGGCTTGACTGGTTGCGAGTCGAGCGGCAAGAGAGTCTGCCGCCCCGCGCAAGCCGTCAGCAGAAGCGCGAGCAGCGGAAGCATCAGCCGTAGCCTGATCGATCGTGCGTTGACCATCTTGTACCGCCTTATTGATTGATTGCTGATAGGCCTGTTCACGCACCCGGGCGGCGGCCTCATTTTCGGCTTTAGCCTGGGCGTCCCGTGTGTCGCGTGCATTCCATTGCGACTGCCAGGTCTCGTTTGTGACACTTACGCCGTGGTGATAGGCGCCGAACAGAGCGCAAGCCACTAGCAGCAGCGCGACTATATAAGGGAGGATCTTCAGCCAGATCGTACTCATGCTGCTGCGACTCCTATAGCCACGGCCTGGGTGCCAGTCTTCCCGGAGAACAGCGCCGCTTCGGCGGCCCGGCGCCGAGTTAGGCCGCGCATGGGCTTGCCCGCGGCGCGGTTCCAGCGGGAAAACTGTGCTGCAGCGCCGGACATGTCGCCAGCGTTGACCAGCTTCAGCAGCGTCGATCCTTCGAAGTTACCCGCGCCGAGGTTGTAGACGAAGTCAACCAGCGCATCAAACTGGCCCTGGTCTAACCCGCCGGTGACTGCGCATGAGACCGTCAACTCGCGAGCTGACAAGTCTGCAAGCAACTGGGCATCGGCCTTGGCCTGCGTCCATACAAGTCCTGGAACGACTTCAGGCCCGGTGTGCCCCCAGCCGATTGTCCATGGCGCTCCGCCTGTGGCTGGGTCTGGATAGGCGCTGAGCGAACAGCTCTCGAAGTGCTTCAAGACGGCGATACCGTTCTGTGATGTACGCATGTCAGATTGCCTTGTAGAAATTGATTTTTGTCGTCATCCCGAGCGGCTCGCCATCGGTACCGGCGTCATCCGGTTGCACCTTGAAGCCCATACGGATCACAAACGCTCGCGTGTCGCTCCACTGGTGGACCAGATAGAACCCGTACCAGTGCTTTCCGCCATTCTCGGTGGTCACGAACTGCCATCCAGCCTCGCCAGGGTGGTCGCGCACGGTGTAGTCGCCCGCATAGGTGATCGTGCTGCCCTTGACCGGCGCTTGCCACAGCTTGACGAACCGCATGTTGTTGACCGGGTTGCGCACCGCCGCCCACCACCACATCGCCATGAACGAGTCGACCGGCCAGCCGAAAGGTGTGTTTTCAGCCCACCACCCGCGCCTGTCGCCCAGCAGCCCGTCGTAGTCATTGCCGAACAGCCATGCCCAGCGCGGAAGGTTGGCGATCGGCCTGCCATCGCTCTTGCTGACATCTGCAACCCGGAACGGGATGGCTATTGCCACCACAAACAACCCGATAAGGTCGGTGACGATATTGCAGGCGAGCAAAAACACCCACTGGCAAATCGCCTTGGTGATATTGAGCATTTGGCTTTCTCCAGACGCAAAAAAGCCGCCCTAAGGCGGCTCCTGCATCGCGGTTATGGGGATGGCGGGGAGGCGGCAGCTTCGAGTGCGGCCAGGCGCGCAGCGATGTTCCCCGGCAGCGTTTCAATGGAAATTTCAACCATCGTATCGGCGTTCTTCAACTTACCCTCGTGATAAACGACGTTGAACGGCGGATCAGGGTATTTGACCCATTCCCATATCCCCGTTGCTCGGCCATACCAATCGCCAAATCTGTCGAGTCGGGTATCGGGCCGAACATCATTCATCTGAACCCAGCCTGACGGCAAGGGCCATGGCTGATCTTCTGACAGCACAACAACATCCGTACCGTCAATCTTGCAATACCAAATCATGACCATTTTAAATTCCCTACGTGGTAGGCGTGGTTGGTTCTTCCGGCCATTCAATTGAGTCCGGATAACCTGGCTGCTCTGTAATCCGATTTACAGCCACTCGGTATTGCTTCCATGCTTTGAGCAGTACTATGTCTGTAGCGCTTGCTGTATCGAGGTCGACAGCATCCTGGAGAGGGGAAATTCGCAAGGACGCTTTACCGAGAAGAACATCGCGATTAGCCAGAGCTGTCGCTGAAACCTCAGCAGCACAAGGAATTGGCGCAGGCGGAAGGGTTTCAGAATATGTTTCAGTTTTAGGATCTGGATAGATCTTTAGCGGATCATCAGGATCAGCAAACTCACAATCAACCGCGCGCCATCCCTGACCATCAATTCTAACTGCATATCCCGTCATAGATTGTCCTCCCATCCAAGAGCGTTAAGAGTGTTGCCGGCGAGAGACGAGGCCCAATAGATGTTAGGAGTGTCAAGAATAAATCTTGCAAAGCCAGAGCTATATGGGCCGTTCGTGCCGGCAGAATAGGTAAATGGGATGTTTGTAGAGCTTGTATAAGCGCCATATGCGGAATCTGCGGCGATCATGACAAAGCCATTTGGCGCGGCAACACCGACAATTGTCTCAATAACCCCTGCGGTTGGCGGGAAGAACGAGGAAACAGCAATCGAAGAATAAGATGGAGTTGAAGTGCTCCCGCTAACCCCGCTTGCCATTTGCGGGAAAGCAGTCATGTTTGACCCTGCCGCGAGAACATATTTAAACGATCTGCCCGCCTGAATAAAGCCAAGCGGGTATGCGTTTGCTGTGGAGTCAGTTCTGATCCATCCGATTCTTGCCTTGTATGTATAGCCTCCAGGCATAGTCGGAGACGTAGTGCTCAGCGAGAACAAAACAAACTGAGTGGAGCCATTGTAAATCAGCCAAACGCTGTACCAAGTAGATGCGGCTACAGAGCCAGTATCCATCCCGGTGCCATTATTACCAGTAATAGAAACCCCTCTAAGGGTTACATATTGGTTGGATGGACTTTCAAGAACGATCTCGTCAGCGGATACACTTACGTTCCTGCCTGTCCCTGTAGCAAGAAGGCGCAAGTTCTTAAATGCCCCCTGAACAGTCGGGGAGCCAGCAACTAGTGACTGGACCTGTGCAAGCGGGGTAGCCTGAGTGGCTGTGCTGGCAGTCAGCACGTTAAAATTGTTTGCGGAGTTGCCAGCCGCTGCAGCATATGCGGCGTTCGCTTGAGTCAGGTTGACAGCCTGCGATCCTGTAGACGCTGCCGCAACACTGAACGCTTGAGCAGAGTTCCCGGCGAGCGCAGCGAAAGTGCTATTTGCCTGGGAAAGGTTGATCGCTTGCTGGCTTTGTGTTGCTGGAGGAATCTGCAGCGCACCGCCAGTGCTCTCAATAAGCACCCACGCACCGGTTCCGCCGAACGTCGAGTTGTATTGAACCCAGACCTCACTCGTAGAAACGATCTCGCCGCCCTGAAGAGCTACGTGCCCAGTACCAACCAGAGGTTTAGTGCCAAGACCATTGGGGTTGAATGTGCTCGGTCCGGTATTGGCATTCGCCGCTTTGAAGCGCAGGGCGAGGCCATCCACCACGGCAGTGACAGGCGGAGAATACGTGACAGCATAGGCGTTCGCCGCGCCAGTATCCAGGCCGTAGCTGATGGTCGCCGCGCCAATTTGACCCAGAGTTGCTGCATGATTTGACTGCGTGCCTGGAGTGATTTGCTCCGGCGCGCCCGTGCAAAAAAGAAGAATGTAAGAGCCGGAGCCAATAGAGCTATTCCATTGCACCCATGCGTTGCCAGTTGCGAAAAGCTCGCCCCCCTGCAGTGGTGTATGGGCTCCGCCTACGACCGGAACCGCGCCAAGACCGTCATTAAACGTACTGGCACCTGTGTTCGTGGTTTTTACCTTGAAGCGCAGGATCTGGCCTTCGAAACGGGTAACTATCGCGGGAGAGAACGCGCAAACATAGATGTTCGCAACGC